AAATTTAGTTGCTAAATAATTAATCATTTCATTTCTTACTGTTGAACTCGGCGAGCTTTTGAAAAATCCTAAATCACCAATGTATCCATCAAAAGTTGTTGCTGAGAATAAAGCGTTGCCAATTTGTATTCCACCAAGTGCGCTAGATGAACCGACTGGTGTAAGTGTTTCTGTAAGTGATACAGGAGTTGTACTGTTAATGTAAAAAACTGGATCATTAGCTACATTACTTGAATCATAATCAACGGCAATGATGTTTACTTCGTCTATAATAATATCCAAATTTGCTGTTTGCCAAATTCCGCTCGTTGTTGAGAATTTTTTAAAAAGACGTAATTTGCAAGCACCAGAGCTTTCATTGCGTAAAGAAATAAAAGCATTGGCACCAGATTGGCTAAATATGCGACCTTGCCCGCCCTCCCCATCGCTAAGAGGTTTGACAGCACAAATAAAGAAGCCTCCACCATCAAATAAACCATCTAATGAAGCGTCAGCAGCGATATCTAGTCTCGAGTTTGAACCATCAAATAAAAGCATTGGCTCGCCGTTTACTATATTAGTCTTAAATAATGGAGGGTTCGTTGCTTCTGTTGCGTCATTAGCGTTATCGCTAAGATCGCTCCAAGTTGTAACTCCTGTCCCGTCTGCTGGATTAGCTGTGCTTTTTAAAACATTATGGGGATTATACCATGCTCCCATTGTTGCATCCCTTTGACCGCCATCGGTTACAGAGGCAAATGTGCCATCAGACAGCATATCAAATCGAGCTTGACCACCAAATCCGAACTTCCATTTTGCAGGCCCGAAGTGTGGAGTTTGACCTGCTAGTATAGTTTGTTGTAACATTGATAGCAATAATAACTCGTAATTGTCATCACTGAAATTAGACCCACTTAGAAAGTTTAGTAATCTTGTTGTGTTATCTATTGCTTCAAAATTTAAGTTACTTATATCTTGATCAAACGGACAATCTCTCAGGCCACTTGTAAAAGACAGGGTTCCTGAAGAATTAACTTGACTTATACTAGAACCATTAAATCCAGAGCCGAAGAAAGCAGCTTGAATACTATTGGTGTTAGATGTCCATATTTCACTTAGTTGAGGTATATTTGTTACAAGTGGATTCGATCTCCAGAATCCGTTTAGGGTAGTTGAATTTCTCAAATTACCAGCGTCCGTGGCCTCCCATTCGTGATTAAGACATCCGTAGAAGGCATTAATTTCATCTCCATTGTTAAATATGCCAACTTGCTTGGTTTTTAGATATTTTAATTTATCACCACCATTGTTAAAAGACCATCCTATGAGTACGCCCCAAATTCTAATAACATAGGTACCTGCACCACTAGCGAAGGTGTGCGTTACTTCTGCTTGGTCATAGGCTGTTATATGGTCAATTACTGATCCATCGCCCCAGTCGATATAAAAATCGTAAGTACCGCCAGAAACTAGAGGAAGAGTAAATTGGTCGTTGTTTGACGCTCCTGTGTTGTCGGTTTTTACTGTGAAGACGAAGAAACTATTAACAAATGAGCCACCGTTTAAGAATGATAATCCTAGTGGAGGAGTTAAAAGTGTTAATCCTTTTTGTACATTTGATAATCCTGACATAGTTTTGTATTAGTAGTTATGTGTTAGGGGTTAGATTGATCTTTAGCGCATATTGCGTAATATCAGAAGTAGCCCCACCTGTTCCTATACATCTAATAGTTAGTGCCGTTGCTGTGTTTTGCGTACCCGCTGTTCTAGTAGCGGAATCAGAAACGTCTGAATTAGAGGATAGAATATTACTTACTATTTCTTGACTTGAGGCAGACGTTCTAATAATAGTGGTCTTGATAGACCAGGTACCATTATTTGCCCCTATAGATCCTGTAGTAAGTATTGTCTGACTACCAAAAGCTAAAACTACTGTTTTATTATTAGCGTTGGCAGCATATTCACCCCACACTTCTATTTCTAATATATCACCGTCATTTGTCAAACTATTTGCTGGCAAAGAGTAAGTAATTAGATCAGTTGCTCCTGTTCCGCTATTTTCGGCTGAAGTTGTGTCAACTTTTAACATTCCGCTGAGACTAAGTCCTAAATCGCCTCTAATAGCTCTCCATGCACTTTGAAAAAATGTAAACCAGGAAGGGGTTGGATAAAAATCCTCTCCCGTTATTGTTTCTGTTGTGTTTGGAATTGATACTTTCATGACTCCCCTATTGTTGTATTAAGGAAAGCCCCCACTATAGCGAATTTAGTAGGCTCGCTATAAGTAACTTCTGAAATAAAGGATCTACCATGTCCCAGATTAGTCCAAAATACTTCAGTCTGGTAGTTTCCCTTAGCTCCAATTGGTAGTTTTATTATATTCCCGAAATTCTTAGCTCCATCAAATGAAGTCCTCAACATTATCTCTGGAGCGGATCCTTGCCCTTCGGTTATGCCAACTCCTGTGTCCATCATTAAGGTAAATCTATCTACTGTAGCCCTTGAATAGTCAGCGAACTGAGTTGCACTAACTATTTTTCTAAGTATGGTAGTGCCATTTTCTGTGTAAGTATCTGAATCAGATTGGTAAATAATACCAGTCTCAAAGTCTCCAAAAAGATTAACTCCGGCAAAAAAGGCGTTGCAATTAGCTCTCCATCTACCACTCTTCTGGGATGAATTAATGCTTTGTCTTTCGTGCCATAATCCAGTAGTTATGTTGTATTCCCAGGTGGTATTAGCTGTCGGAAAAGTTATGCAATAAAACTTGTGACCATTAGAAATATAGGTAAAGCCAAAAGCATCGCTTACTGTTGAATATTTCTCTATTTCTTGAGATATAGGAAAAGTAGATATGGGAGCTAATTGGTAACCTCCAGTAGTATATATTATTCTATCATTACCTAAAAAATAAAATGCTCCATCAAGACTAACAACTGTGTTTTTAGCTGCGCAACCTTTCTGGATAAATACACCCTCCTTTCTATCGAAAATAAATCCTGGACGACCGGAGTTGTAGTAGACCTGAGTAATATCTTTTTTAAAAAACCATAATTCTAGGTTATTCATTACAACTCTTACTATATCCGAAGCATTAGCTTCTACAGATTGAAAGTCTAAAGCATCCCATGAACTAGTATCATTTATACCCGACCATTGAAAAATCCTATCTTCTTGATTAGTGGCAACTGTATATCCATCTAAAGTAGCGATTGAATCCGACAAAGTGTAGTCAGAATCAGTTACTTGAGTTAGTGTTGAAGTCGTAGCATACCAAAGAGTACCGCTTTCAGTAAGTATAGATACTTGATTTCCGTTATTAGTCATAATGACTCTATTAGGTGCGCTAGATATTGTACCTAAAGTTGTAACGGTCTTTGTTTCGTCCACTTTGTAAACATTACTACCAGCTACTACATATAAGTTGTTATCCATAACTTCCATGCCATAGACGGGAAATCCAATCCCAAGGTCTTTCCATACACTAAGTCCGTTAGTGCCTAATAGGACAGATTTAAAAGGGCTATCTTCTGGGGCTGGTTCAGCATAGCAATTTACAAGTCTTTCTGCTGAAACTAAGCCACTTTTTGATTTATAAGAATTAATTCCAAAACTCATTGGTACAGTTTTACCCATTATCTATAGCTCCCTAAATTAATAGAAGTGGCAGGCTGAAAGTAGATGCTCGCATCTTCTCTGTCATAACCTTGTACATCATCAAGTGCGTCTTGAGCATCTCTTCTTAGTTGCTCTCTAAACTCCTTATCTTTACCTTTAATTCTAGCCATTCTTAAGGCTAGATTTAGGATAATAGCATCAAGCCATTCAGTCGGAAAATCGGCATCAGTTGCTGCCGAGTCAATATCGAAAAACATCTTTTGATAAGTAAACTTGACAGTTTCCGCCACCGAGTTTGGCGTTGGCCACAAATAAACATCGCCACAAGATAACTGTTTGTCATAGTACCACTGATTGGGCGTTGCTTGGGTTGTCTTGACTGGTATATTGAAATAAGTATCTCTCGCAAGTGTTGTTGTCTGATTGTCGTTTCCATCTGAAGTTCTAACTCTTAATGAATTAATCTCTTCTGGTCGGTTAATTTTAGTCTGGTAAACATAGACCTTGGCTCCACTTGAAGAGGCTGCGGTTAAAGCATCATCTATTGTTATAGTAAGGCTTGAGATATTAGAAATAGTAGTCCATAAGATAGTATTATCATCTTGGGTTATCCCTATATTATACCCCACTACAAAACCAGACGCGCTAGTAACATCAAAGGTGGTTGCTGAAATCGCAGCATCGGCGGTTGTTGTAGTTTCTGTGTAATCTTCTGTAGCATTAGCTGTTGATCCATCAAGTCTGTATTTGGCTTGACCTGCGACTAAAAATAATGTGCCTTCTGTTGTTTTCCATAGGTAGTTCTTGGTTTTCCAGCTCTTCATCATTATATTTAATTCGTCTGAGGCTTCGCTGACTTCTGCTGCTGTTAAGGCTCTATGAACAGTCTTTATACCTATAGCAGCCATTGCTCTATCGATAATTTGGTTTCTATTCTGATTGAATGTATTAGTTGTTCCTATTGCCATTATTCAAATATTTCGTTATAAGATTGTACTTGCTCTAAGGTAGTAGCTTTTTTAATTTCTTTAATTTCTTTTCTGGCTAATATTCTTCTTTCTTTAATCTCTTCAGGATAAGTGTTGGGCTCGTCTATATTTCTGGCTGAGTACCAATCAGTTCCATCTAAATACATAATCCTTACCATAGTCAATTGTTCAATTTTTTNATCAAGAATGAAGATATCTATTTCTTCTTTACTTAGATCAATCCAGTGATTGAATTCTTCTCCAAACTTGTCCAAAGCTATAATTTGTAATGTTTCTGGGTTCTTTTTATATTCCATTTTCTAAATAATTTAATTATCTCAATTCTCGCCATGTTTTTAATGTCGGAGATCCTCCACTAACTGAATAAGTAGCTCCATTGGGTACTAATGCAGATATGTCGTAATCATAAGTGCCGGCTCCTGGAGCGTCAGTAGTTGACGCCACCACCCCTCCCACTATAAGATTTGTTTCAGTACCAGTGTTCCCTATAGTTAAATTCACGGCTACCTGGATTGTCCTTCCTGTCTCATTAGTGTAATTAGTGCTTAAAGCTCTAGATCCAGTGACTACTTGCCAAGTTTGGGCTGGTCCAGTTGACTTAGATATTACGACCCAATAACTTAAGGAAGATGAGTATCTTAGTTGTATTATATCAGTAGTAAGGCCCAAAACAAGATCCGTTCCTTCTGGATTAAATATGTTTCCTGTGTCGTGCTTTATTGTTATGTCGTTAGCAGCATCAGCGGAAGTTATATAAATAACCTCTCCGTCATTTCCTCCATTAATAGTATCTAGATCATCGCTCGAAGCTGCCCCTTCCGTATCTATGACGTATGAGCTGCCACTATTTGTAATAGATACTACTCCAGTTGCTATAGTTAAAGCCTCTGGAACTCCTGAGTAGGTAGCTAAAGAGCGTGGATTTAACACGATAATATCCACGCCATCGTTTACAGCGTGATATCTTTCTGTGGCTTGTAAATCTCCTTCTTGAAGAGCGACCTTAGTACCTTGTCCTGTATATTTTTTTAGGGATAAGGCGGATAGGCCACTAATTGCCATTGTTGCTGCAGCTCCATTTGCTGTATGAGGCTGGAAATAGAAAGTTTGAACATTTGAATAAGCAGAAATACTAGGATTAGCCGTTAAAACATAAGCCGTTGATGATCCAGTTGTTAATCCCCAGTAAGAAGTAGGACGAACATCTAAATCATTTAAGCTAGTTGTTGAGGCTGTTGACCCAATTGGATCTACCGTTTCAATTTCGACATCATCGGCATCAGTTAACACTACTTTAGTAGTAGCTAAATTAGAGATCCATATTTCACCAAAACGACCATTTGCATCGGCTACTACAGGATTTGTATTGGCAACTGATAAAGCTGAGTCGCTATAAGTAGTAATAGGCGTCGTTGTTCCGGTTGTGTAGAAGTAATATTTAAATCCCTCTCCTACTGCTCCTGTGTTAGTGAATGCTCTGGCTTTTGGTTCTATAAATAGTTGTGACATAATTTAATTATTTTCTGTTAATTCCTTAGTTGCTGATCTTCCAACGATAGTTGGAATTACATCATTTAAGAACTGATTCATTACTGTTTTTTCTTCGCCTTTTGCTTTGGCTGCAATTCTTCTTAATGCATCAATAGATTTTTGTTTACTTACTAGGATTTGAGCTAGTTCCTTAGCATTAGTTTCGTTTAGACCAATGTATCTCTTCTTGATAGAATCAGCTATTGCACTTACTACAGCAAATTTAGGACTAACCATTCCACCAGCAACTTTATCTATTATCTGAGCTTCATCTGCTAGATTAATATCGGTTCTTGAACCGCCAAGAATTCTATTTTTAGCATTAAATATTCTGATTTCATCAAACATTTTTCTTGAGAAGTCTGCAAATTGTTTTTGATTACTAAAGACAACTTTTAAGCGATCTCTATTTTCAGCTTTGGCAAATAACTTTCTCGCGGCTGAGGCTGAATCTGTAGTTTCGGCAATAGATTTTCTTAAGCTTTCTCTTACTCCAATCTTGAAAGCATCTTTCTCGCCGGCAGTAAAACTTGCCATTCTTCTCTTTAGCTCTTCAGGGGTAGATTTATTGAAAGCTAACCCTTCCACTTGAGCGCCTTCAAGAGCAGAGAAGCCAGCGAATGTATTATCAGCTTCTCTTAGAGTTGGAGAAGCTTTATAAAGAGTTTCGTTAAGTTTAGATTTAAGTATTAAGTATGCTCTGGCCTTTTGTTTCTCGCCAGCCCTCATGGCAACGCTAATAGTATCATCTATAGCTTGTCTTGCTCCGTGTAGAGCTTCTACTGAATTAACTGGAGCGGTTACGTTAAAGTCTTTTTGGGCTGTTTTAAGGGCTGAGGTTATTCTTTCGTCTTGGAGAAGTTCTTTTAGTTGGGGCGATGTTTTAGAAGGCGCTGGAGCTTTCTTTATACTTTTTTCAGGAGATCTAAAAAAAGTATCTGATATACTGTAATCTTTATTAGACCCTTTATTCTCAACAAAACCAAACCTTTTATAGAAAGTTTTTAACTTTGGAACGCTGCCCCCAAAGTCCTTTGATGGGGTTAAGGTTATTAATTGATCTGTTTCATCAGCATATTTAACTAAGTCATCCATAGCTTTTGATCCCACACCTTGATTTCTAAGGCTTTTATCTACCACTATTTTACTTAAGTTAATTTTTCCACCCCCTTCTGAGGCATATATATCTATATTATATTTGTCTTTTAGAGTATCTTGTATTTTACGCTTGCTAGTAGCAGCTTGTTTCTCACCAATAACAGCACCTTCTTGATAAGCCTGTTTATACAAAGGAGCAGATATTTCAGCTCTAGCCTTCTTTAAATCATCCATGCTACCAAAGTATGCTTCAGAGGAAACATTATCATTAATAAGCTTTGAAACTCTCTTAGATGATGTTGCAGTTCTATTATTTAAAGCTGTATTAATTATGTTCTTACTTCCGGGGGTTTTAGCTAACATCCTTGCTAAACCAGCAACTTCATCACCAGCAATATCAGGCAAGATTGATTCTCTTCCTTCTCTTGCTGCAAGTCTTGTTGCTTGTTTACCAGCTTCCTCTGGAGAAACTATTTTTTCTAAAATATCTTCACCAGTTGGGCTTTTAGCTAATCTTTTAACCATACCAGAAATTCCGCTAACAGCAGGTTTAACAACTGCACCAGCGCCCTTTAAGATTCCACCACCAGCAGCGCCCATAGCTGCACCTTCTGCGCCTTCCATTATTCTTCCGCCTAATCCTGCCTCTTCTCTTTGCTGTCCAAGCCCCATAGCTGCACCGGCCATTGCTCCACCTTTTACAAGTCCTGATTGCGCACCAACTCCTACGTATGGAGCTACTTCGCCGGCAAATATACCAGCTCTTTCAGCAGCAGGAAGTTGGGCTTGTTCAGCTTTAGTTTTAGTAACTTGTCCAGCTAATCTATCGCCAAATGTTTCTTGGTTCATAGTGTCGCCATAAATAGCGCCTTCTATTCCTCTAGCTGCACTTTCCCCTAGATCAGTAGCGGCTTGAACTCCACCAACAAATGCATTACCAAGACCTTTGGGGACTCCTTCGATAAATTGACTAAATCTTCTACGATTAGCTTCTTGAAATGATTCTTGTTTTGGCGCTGTTATTTTATCTAAAAGAGCGCTTTTGGCTACTGCCATTTTATCGGGGGCAGCGTCTACAGTAAATCCTTGTGGCAACTCACTTAATCCTTGCGACTCGTCTACTGTAAAACCTTGAGGTGGTTGCTCATCAACTGTGAATCCTTCTGGTAGTTGGTTATTTATAATTTCTTCCATGATCCTCCGGTAAATACCATTTTAACGCCATTAGGGCCGGTTGCTGTTGTTCCTTCTTGATAAGTTGGAACTTGAGATTGCATAGGCATAGGGGTTTGATTAGGGATTGAAGATTCTCCTTCTCCCATTCCTAATCGTCTTTTTAATGCGCTAACATTCTCATTTTTTTGAGCAATGAATGCGTCTAGAACAGTTAGTTTTTGCGCAGGGCTCATGTCGGGGTTGCCTAAAGTAGCTCTTAGTGTTTGGCCTTCTTTCTCTGTAAACTGAGCTCCAAAGGTATCTCTTAGTAACGGTAAGATTTGGTTGTCAACAATAGCCATATATTTAGCTCTTGCTATACCACCCTTAGACATTGGTAAACCTAATTGTTTTAATGACTCATCTTTAGCACGCCCTGCTACGGTAAATGTAGCATCTTCTGATAATTCCCTTAGTTGACCGACTACCTTAGATATACCCGGCATTTTAGCCTCTTGAGATCTTAAACTTGCTAATGCTATCCCCTCTTCTTTTCCTACTTCTTTTCCTTTAGCTCTTCCTTTTTCTAGCTCTTGTTGAGATCCGATAAAACCTCTTTGGGAAACTATATTCCCTTGATCGTCATATTCCAAGCCCTTCCTAGAAAGACCTTGAACTGCTGAAAGACCCTGGGAGAAAGTTCCACCTGGGTTATCTTCCATCCATCTAGTTATTAAAGCGCCTGTTGCTCCTCCACCTAGAGCGGCTTTTGCCCCCCCACTTTCTGGTTTAGTTCTCTCAAATTCTTCTTTAGCGACACTCTCAACATCACGAGCCCTGGTAACAATTGATTTTAAATAAGTTAGTGCTTCTGGTGAATATTCGCCTGGAACATTGGGTGCCTCCCCAAACTCCTTGGTGAAACTCTTAATAACGTCTTGATATAATTTCGATCTAACTGGCTCAGGGGCTTCAATTACAGAATTAGCTAATTGTGCACCTCTCTTAATCCTGTAATTTTTATAATTCACTAACCCCTCAAAGGCCTTTGGGGCTACCATAGATAGACGCTCCGTAGCCTGTGGATCTCCAGCTTCAGCTAGCTTATATAATGTATTTAGCTCTAATTTTTGTCCCTGCTCTTGTTGCTTTATCGCCATTTCTTGTTCAGTGGCTAGAGATTTAAGGTTGTTCATCCTGGAGGTTTCAGCCATAGTAAAACCACTTTGAACAGCTCCTAGTAGATTAGGTCTTTGTTGTTGAATTAGCGCTACCATTAATAGGCACCTCCACTCATTGCTGACATCATAAGGTTATTGTTATATTGACCACCACCGCTAACAGATCCAAAACTAGATGAATTAGTTCCAGTTTTTGCTTTAGGTTGCATTGCTTTAGCTACTCCAGCACCAAATAAACTTCCTCCTATTTCCGTTAATGGGCCTCCAATGGTATTACCAAGCATAGCATCTCTATTAGCGTAGGCCATTCCTTCCTGTTGAGCGTAGTTCGCTATTTGCGTTCCTGCTCCTAGCTCGATATTACCCATAGCTCCTGCTGATTGCTGCCCAATTCCAGCCAATCCTTGCAATTGGTTTATGTAAGTTCCATATTCATCAGAAGCTATTCCTTGAGTATAGGCATTCATTTCTCTCATAGCTCCACCAGATAACAGCCCTCCTTTAGCTGCTTGAGATCCTTGCAAAGCTTTTTGTGCCTCATCTATTCTAAATTGGTAGCCTGGACTCTTCTGGAATAGATCTGATCTTGATTGCTCATCTAGTTGGGTTAAATTACCTTTGTCGTCTGACTGATATCCAGTTAATAGGCCAGTAAGAGAATTTAATCCAGTTCTTCCGGAGGCTTCATAAGGCCTATGATATCCAATTGCTCTATCTTTAGCTAGTCTAAGTTGGTACGCTGCATCTCTAGCAGCTCTAGCAGCTCTCTTAGAAGATTTATTTCCGAAATAACCTTGTGCTCCCATTCCACCGGCCATTAGAGCTACGCCACCTGTTATCGCCATAATTTATCCTATTACTTTTGTATAAACAATCTCTGCTCGCTGATATTTCAAGCGTTCAAATATTGCACTTTTATCTAGCTTAGTCTTTGTGCTAGCTATAATTCTTTGTACTCCTTTAGCCTTCACACTCTTCTCAAAGAACCTGAAAAGCTTAACTCCATTAGACCCTTTTCTATACTTAGGATGCAAGAAAAACATATCTGTATAAGCTGTTAAGCTTTGTGCATAATGCAAGTGATTTCTGATAGTGGCCCAGTAATAGCCAATTATTTTATCATTATCTCTTACCGTTACTATATGAAGAAATCCGGCCTGTGCCAATCTGTCGTATTCTTCAAACCACATATTAAGAGGGATTGAGTCTTGATTAAGAGCCACTTCTTCCCAGTGAATAGGAAAAAGCCATTTCATACCCTCTTTACAATCAAACCAGTCTTCAACTTGATACGTTATTTCTTTCATTTAGACCTAATATCTACAATTAAAGAGATTCTATCATCAACGCTGTCATTAATGACTTCATGCTCCACTTCGTTATTAAACCAATATACATCGCCAGCATTCATACAAACTATTTCATCTTCTGCTCTAAACTCTGAGCCAAGATAATTCTGCAATATTATATGGTATCGGTCGTAATGTTCTGGACTTTTACCCTCGTCTTTGTGAGGTGCAATGCGATCACCAGGAGGTAATTTAGTTATAAAAACTCTTCCAAGTCTATTGCCTTCTACAAGTCGCATTAAATCAAATATTAAATCCCTTGCTTGAGGTAGTAAAGAAAAAGCTGGATAATTAATATTATCTATATCGTCTATAGTTGGTATGTTACTCTCTAAATCATTGTAACGAAGCCAAATATCGGAAACATCAGCGTGAACAGTCCCTTCGTGAGTAGTGCGTAAATTATTTTGATTCCATAATTCTGGTTGGCGAGCTAATGCAGCCATTAAGGGCTGAACATTGCACTGCGCTACTTTCTGAAAGTGTTTCATATATTACAAATCATTAGGGTCTGGTACTGAGAAAGTATCTACTCCCTCAGACCTAGTTTCAGTTACTGACAAATCTTCTAAAGTATTAGGAGCTAAAAGTCTTTCTGGGTAGGGATCAACTACATCTTTCCAGACTAGCAATCCATTCCATTCTCTAACGCACTCGCTGCGGTAAAGTTTTTTATCCGTTCTATCACATATTACTCTGTACTTAGAAGACATCAATAATTTTGTTGCGTTATATTAAACTCAATTGTTGCTCCAGAACTGTAAGAATTAATTACGAGTCTAGCTGCGATAACTCCCACAATATAATTTCCATTTTGATTAGTAGTTGAGGAGACTAAAGATGGATCATCTTGATTCATCCAATTAATAGTAGTTCTATCATTTGTCTGAATCTCGTTGAACGTTTGTTGCGCCGTGTAATTAATAGTTCCTGAAACAATCACGTTTAATCCGGTATCTCCAGCTCTCCAGTCAAGACCGATAGTTTTAGAGATGAACTCATCGACCCAGCCGATATCCATAGTATCTGCGCCAATTGTAGCGGAAGGAACTATTGATGTTAGGGTGGCGAAATAACCTGAGCTTTCAACAGTGGCCGACCCTGCTGGTAAAGTTACGGTTTCTGTTAAGGTATGACCGTCAACATCAGTCCCAGTTAGAAGGGCCGTCTTGCCTGAATGGTCGGTTGCGCTATCATTTTTAATAGACACTCTGTGTGCTAAAGAATCGGTTGCTGCTGTAGCCGTTAATGTCCAAGATGCACCCGTAACATTACTAGCAAACCCAGTAAGTGAAGCGTCTGCCGGTGTAAATTTGTATCTAATTGGTAACATTTATAATCCTATTAAAAGAGGGGTTTTAAGCCCCTCAAGTTATTATCTTTCTTTAGCTGCGAAGATATAATCAACGGACATAGTTTTGGCTGCTGCCTCACCATTTTGGATACCGAAAGATATAGTTAGTTCTTCATCATCTGGCAAATTGGTAACCGCTAATCTTTTGCGGAAAGTTGGATTAAGGCTATCGGTTCCAGCGAAACAGTCAATAGCATCAACACCATTATAATAAAAGCCTACTGTGATATAAGTATCGTCAGCAAGAGTGGTAATAGCTGCTTCGGAAGTTGAAGTGCTATCTTTAGTAACGTGGAAATCTAAATTAGCGTCCCCATCATCCTTTTGAAAGTAAATACCATCAGAAACTGCAAGAGGGCTAGTATCGGTAATTTGTAGACCGATAACAATGTCAGATTGGGTTGCATCGGAAACTGCAAACCTAGCTTTAAAGTAAGCCTTTTTATTAGATTCCATTAAGAATGATTCACCTACTTTATTAAAAAAGTCTGCATCATTATCTGCATCATCGTTAGTAATCAAAAGAACGCCACCATCAACATTAGTTAAAGCTTCAGTTGCGGATCCTGCCCCAGCTTCAGTAGTTGTTATAGTCCAGTCGGCTGCTGTGTAAGTATCGAAGTCATCAAAGTATGAGTGTAAAACTGTAGGGTCTAGTTGCTTCATTGAGCCTAGAACATTTTGAGCTGTGTTATTAGTTGCTCCGTTTGGAAAATTTGTAGTAGTCATGATATGTATGTATTTAAGTTATAGTGGAGGGAATTTCACCCTCCTTTACCCGATAGGACTAATGAAGTAGAGGTCTAGATGTTACCAGATCCTACAATTCCTCTGAAATCAGTCCACAAGAACGAGTTTCTGAAGAAGATCTTATATTTAGAAACTTCTGCATCAAATGCTGAATCCATAGAGAATTCCGGAGCAGTTCTTTCAAAATATTTCAAACCGTCTGGGCAATCTGTGATTGAGAAGAAGGCAGTTGTAGATGTCAAATATTTATTAACAACGTAACTATCGTAATCATTTAGAGAATTGATTGCGTTTAAATCGTTGTTAGCTGTATTTGGTCTAAGTCTAGTTTTTAGAATTCTTTCTGCTTCATGTTTTAAAGCCGTTGGAACTACTAATGTTTTAGTTGATATGTTAGCAATGTTACCATTGTAATCTTTCATATTAAGAGCTAGAACGTTTAGATCCTCTAGGGCTGATTCAGACATAGCTACCTGGTTAGCCAAAGTGTTCGCTTGGTTACCAGTCGCAGTTGGATGGTCAGTTGCTATTAACTCTTTCCCATCTCCGCCAACGTAAGAACTATTGAAAGCACGGTTGAAGATATTAGCTCCTTGGTACTCATTAGTCCTTTTTGCTGCTGTAGCTAGTTGACCCATGTATTTTTTCATTAGATCAATTTCCTTGCCATCGTCTTTAGCTTCTTTACTAATCTGAAAACCGCCACCAAATGAGTTGTGGTTGTAAGTAGTAGTAAATTGCTGTGAAGCGGATTGATAAGAAATGTTTGAAGCTTCTGGTTTAGCTGGGATAACTGTAAAGTTATCAGTTAAAACGTCTAGCTCAAAAGATCTATCAGAAGATAGTTTTTCGAATAACGGTTCCCATTGAGAGGGCCCCATATCAAGCTCGCCATAAAACTTAGTAGCGTAATTCTTGATTGTGTTAGTAGGGAAATTTCCCTTAACTATGATATTAGCCATGATTTAGATTTTTTAAATATTAATAATTAAACGCCAGCAACTACGTTGGAGTCTGTGTGATTGTTGATTTTAACAACCCATTCAGCACTTAAAGCTAATTCATTATTTTGTCTATTTGACAAGCCAAGAATTTTAAGCTGGAAAGTCGCATCAGTGGCAGGAGTTGAAGTATCAAGAGTAGTTGAATCCAAGCCTGTAAAGGCATTCACAGTTCCAACAGTCAAGTTAGCGTTTAAACCAACAGAAGTAACAGCTAATAAGTTAGCGCCATCATCAATGATAGTGTATTGCTGATCTGGATGGTCAGAAACAAAAGCTATTCTTTCTGTAGAAGCTGGATTATATCCAGCCTTGAATAAATCTGTTGGAATAAGTTCAAACCCTACGATAGAACCAGTTAATGCATTACCATCTCCACCAGTTGCAACAGCAATTGAAGCTAGAGATCCTGAAGGACAGTGTTGTCCATTAATAGTAGCAGCAGTATTTGAAGTACCACCTCTAACGACCGGTGTACCTATCCCTAGAGAAGCTAGAGAAGCCGGAACATAATAAGGGTTTACACGGAGAATTCCGTTATTGCTTACTGGTTTTAATCCGTAAGCGGCAGTTGTATTAGCCATAATTAAAATAATTGAATTGAAAAAAATTAACAATTCTTCCAGCTCATCAGAAGAGAAACATCATTTAAACATTTTAGTGCATCAAGTCTCTTTTTGCTAAAGTGAAAAAGAGAAAAAGACTATTAATCAGTTATACAGTTCTTGCTGCTGCTCCGCCTAGTTTCATTTGCTCAGTGGCATAAATCCCACTATTAGCTTCAGCAGAAGGTTTCCGTAAAATTTCTTGCTCCTTTCTTGTGATAGCATCCTGTCTCGTGCTCTGTATTTCTGCGTGTTTTTCTTTACGCATCCACATAGCATAATGGAAATAAGCTGATCCATCAGGTCTAACCCCTGCATATACTGGCTCTGTGGCTGATTCACAACCTTCTGAGCTTGGATCCACAAATTCCCAACCCTGCGAAATTGCTGCTGGTATAGAATTCGGCTCTCTATCAGTGGCCCAGAAAAACTCATATTCTTTTGTTAGTGGGCCGGTAATATAAGGTATTCTCGAAGGAGACTTTTCGAGAAACTCTGCGTGTTTATTTGGTTTTGGCTTTAGAATTTTATATTTCCCGTCTGGAGAAATGGTATATTCTTTATCGTTATTAACCTCTACACTTTTTGTCGGCACTGGACTCTCAGCAGCCACAGCTAAATCATTAAGGTTAGATTTATCATTCATGGTAGTATTGTCAAGATTTTTTGTCATATCGAGTTCTGGTTGAATTATTTTATTTTTAATGGGGTATCTTCTGGGCATAATTAGATTATTTGATTATAAGATTCCATGAAGTCGGACTCGTTTTTAAAGACTCCTTGTTTTATCATTTGATAAGCTTGTTTTTTTTCCCCTTCTGGAAGGCTTGAAAAGCCCATTTGCTCCTTCTTATTTAGTGATAAACTGCCGGATTTCCTAGAGGTTAAAACCGCTGGTTTTACTGACTCATTAGGAAAGCTCTCTGGAAAGGTAACTTTAGCTTGTCTAGTGATTAGTTCTAGCCTTTGAGAAAGGTTTAGATCTGGCCTTGATGATCTAAGTATATCTTCTTGAGCAATAGCAAAAGATTTCATGGATTCATTGGTATAAAACCACTGGTTTCTAGCGCCCCATTCTTTTACTTCTGGCTGAACTTCTGTTTGAACTGGAACTTCCGGCTCCTTCGGCTCGTAATCTTGAAGCTTTGCCTTTCCTTTAGTAATCTCGCTTTTTTCGATAAGTAAAGAATCGTAAGTGTCGAAATCTCCTAGATCACGGGCTTCTTGAAGTCTAGCTTCGATAGATTGTTCCTCTCCTTTTAAGGAGCGTTCAAAGTTCATTTTAGCAATCTCAGTTGCTTTGCGAACTTCCGCCCTTAACTCTTCCATTTCACGATCTTTTTGGGACTCTCTCTCACGAAGAGTTTTTAATCTCTCGTTTTGAACTGGTGCATTTTGCTCGATCTTTTCGAGGAATGCTTTAGAGTCGATAAAGTCTCGATCTGATCCGTCTCTGTTTTTGCCAGCAAAGAATTCTGGAGATCTCCACCCCATATCCCAGGCTTCCTTGTCTTGCTCATCTTCTAGATTTTCTCTAGCTTCACGAGTTATACGGAGCTTGTCTTCTTTAGAAAGCTTTCTAAATTCCACCTCTCCGCTTCTTACGGCTTCTAAAGATATCTCTTGCTTTTCTTCGGTAGCTTCTACCTCTGGATTCTCAATTTCTTCAATGTTTTCTATTTCTTCTGTCATGATATATTAATGTTTAATTGCTCTGATTTCTTTCCAAGTGAGGATACGATAAAACTGGTCATCATCACCATATATGTTCATTCCTGCATAGGGTTTGAATACTACACGATCTCCTACGCTTGGCTTCTTAGACAAAGATGGGAATGTATACTCCCCCATTTCCACTACTATTCCGGTTGATTCTCTAAAGGCCAACCCCTCTATAACCTCATAAGGCGTTATCAGGCCGAATTTCCCCTTGCGATAGTCCCCTTTATCATCCTTGATGAACCCTTCTAAAGGTTTATCTACATGAACAATTAATTCTTCGTTGAATGGTTGAAATCCTGATTTATTTATCTTCTTTGACATCTTCTACCTCCTCTATTTCTGCGCTTTCTTCTATAGAATTAATAGTGTTGAGTATGCTTTGACAAACTCCAATAACGGTGGGAAGAGCTTCTGGCTTGTAAAAACCTGAGCCCATTTGCTCGAGATATTCTTGCCTTTGTGCGTGCAAGTTCTCTACAAACTTTTTAGTACATGGGTTATGCGCCCATTCCTTCCAGTCCTTCTCATTTAAATCATTCATATTAAATCATTTGTTGTTAATCAAAAATGTCTCTCCTTTTGGTGAGACGGTAAAGGCTAAGATAACTAACCCTCGTCTACTTGAGACTGTTGAGGAGTTGTTGGCTCTTGTTTTGGTGCCTTGTATTCTCTAGCTAGTCTGTTTTGCTCGTTATTGTGAGCAAGCTTTAACTTTTCTAAATCTAGTCTTTGTTGGTCAAGAGAATGCTTGCGGTCTGCTTCATACATTCTACCCTCGACTTCGATCTCTTTTGTTTGTTTGTCAAGTTGGTTGTCTAAAACTTTTATTTGCTCCATCTCTTCTTTTAAATCAGTTTCTTTAGAGACTTTAGCAATATTAGCTAAGTTAAGCATGGAATCTGTTTCGATTTTAGCAATTTCTGCATTTGTTTTGGCAATAGACGATTTCATTTCTTCCATTTCGGCAAAGATTTTCTGAGCTTCGATATTGTTTTTAGCTTGAGATTCTTGGCTTTTAGCTTCGAGTTTCATTTGTTCAATCTGAAGTAATGGGTCTGGTTGAGGTTCTGGCATTCTTATTAATTTATCGATATCCTCTGAGTTAGCCGCACCAAATATTCTTTTGCGTACTTCAATGGGATCAACATAAGGATCATTTAAGAAAGACATATAAAATTGAGCCATTGCCATCCTCTGGAAGTTAGTAACTGCATCAATATCAGCTACTGGGCAAATATCGTAATTCTTTCTATTGAAGTCAGATTTAACGTCTACCTCCAATAGAGGCTCGTCTAGTATCTCCGCATACTTCTCGTTAGTCAGGTTCTTCTCATTTAGGCCATAAAGAAGCTTGAACTCATCTTTCTCAGATTTATAGATTCTTTTGTAAATAGATTTAAACTGTTTTAATCCTTGCTCTACCATAGAAACCATAGTAGTGGCTTGAATATTTCCTGCGCTCTCCCCAGTTAGTACGTCAGATAAAGACCCTAGAGACTTTCCTGCATCAATCATTGCGCCTAACAAGCTAAATAATACCGGTGATGGTTGTGGGTGGGGGATAGGAACTATTCCAGCTCTTAAATCATCGGATCCGGTGTTGACAATCTTCCACTCTCCTGGAGCAAGCGCCATTTTACCGGCCTTACTTTTTCCGAAGCCTTTAGATATAAAGCCCCCACCTGTAATGCTTAGGTGACCAGCGTCTATTAGTTGATTTAGAGTTGTGTTAATTGCGTTGTTTGTGTTTAATAATAAATGACCGAATCCAAGAGAAAAGAAAGATCCGTCAAGGGATGGTATGAAAGGATAATGCACATAGTGTTTTTGAGCTACTATATCCTTAATTTGATTTCTGCTATTATATTTTATACTGTCTTTAGTATATCTTGCCACTATACGAACAACTTTAGAGCTACTATCGTGAACAGTAACTATATAAGGCTCTGGAAATCCGTCATTATCTAAATCTAGCCAAGTGTGCTGCTCTAAGAATGTATGAAGCCTATTATTAACACCTGATTTGTCTTGTATAGAATCTAGTCCTTGTTCTTTAGTATCTCCGTCATTCTTGTCTGATTCGTAGTTGAAATCGAAGTCGCAAAACATTTCGTATCTTATACGCTGCATTATCTCTTGCGGATAAAGATCAATTATTTCTGTGGCAACTGAAGAATTTATATCTCTTGCACCGTTATTTATAATTAGTTTGTCCGGAAATATTAACTCTGAAACTGGCATTTCTTTTATTGGGTCGTAATATACTTTTTTGTACATATCGCCAACACAAGGTAGAGCGTGAACTAGTTTATCTACATCTCTCTCCCACCAGTCTTGCTCTTCCATTAGTTGCCAATTCATAGCGGTTGCAACTCTGTCTCCTCGTTTCTTCTTGAGGCCAATATTTTGCATAATGGGCTTTCCTGTTTCTGGATCCTGAGAGGGGTTACCTTCTAAGTCTTCGGTGGGAACATACATGGGAATACCTTCCGCATCTTTCATTTGTATACCTTCGTCTTTTCCTATTATTTTAGCTCTTACAACCTGGCCATCTTTTATAATTTCTGGATAACAAGTTGCAGCGAAATCTATACAAGCATTGGCAATTAGTGGAAATATAACATTTGAAGCCCCCGTCCAAGGATAAGTTTTTTGCTCTGATATAATCATTGCTACTTCAACTACCTTCTTAAGCTCTTTTATTTTATGTTCACAAGAAGTTTTGTCTAGATTATAATCTTCTATTACTTGCTGTGATATTTCAGTTAGTTTATCATCGCTTAGTATCTCAACGATATTATCAGCCTTTAGTAATTCCTCAATAGATAAGCCTTCATTTTTAATAGTATAATCTTCTTTGCTTTCTTCCTCTACATCGTAAGTTACTATATCTTTCATTTAATACCCTGTTGTGTTGTTTCTGGTTGAATCGTTTAAGCGGTCATAGTCCTCCTCATAATCATCCTCTTGAGGAAGTGGGAAAGTAACGCCTAAATCATTATCCTTAATGCGAGCGAATGTATCTAACATGTCGTCATGTTGAGGAGTTGGGAATGTTAAGTACTCTTCTTTGATAAAAATGTCAATTAAATTTTCCGCTTTGCCCTCATAGTTTATCTTTCTGATTTCTCTAGGGATAAATATTCTTCCTTGCTCGAAATCGGGTATGAGTTTTGCTATGCGGTCAGTTTTAGCCATTTTACCGCCAAGCTCTTTAATAAGAAAGTGATAGTTTAACTCTTCTTGCTTTTCTCTTATATGTTCAATATCTGCTTGCATCCCATATTGTTCATATCCTACATGTATAAGTCCTTTGTTGCGATAAGTTTTAACGAGCTTAAACAATCGTTCTGTCCTTTCTCTTAGATTTAATCTATCTCTTATCATATCAACAAGATAGTAGTTTCCATCTTCACACGCAGCAATCACCATCATTACGGTATAATCTGAGGTTTTCTTTTTAGAGTTGGCCGGATCTACAATAATATAAATATTTCCTGTGTATCTAGTAGACCAAGCTCCGTAATACTTAATCCAATCCTCATTAAAGCTTTGTAAGGAACTGGCGATTGGATTAAGCAAAATTTGACATGCAAAAATGTATGGGCCTTGTTTCTTCGCCTTCAACTCCAGCTCTTTCTTAGTTAATAATGGAGCTTCGTCATCTTTATCAATAGGCCATTTAGCGTCAAATGTTCCTGGGTGTAATCTTAACGTATAGACACCAATTCTAATGATTTCATTTAGAGTATCGTTTGAGTGGTAGAATGTTCCAACAATCCTGTATATTCCGCCTCTTGTTCCAATGTTATCTGATAATCCAAAAGCTGCTGTGGTTTTTTTAATCATCTCAGGCGTGGTAACTGAGTCTTGAGTAACTATATCATCATAAGCTAGCTCATAGAAGTGTTTTCCAGTTGGCTGGCCGTCAATTAATCCCCAGGCTTCTACTGTTTGTTCTTTGTAAACGCTCTTTCTTTTGACACAAATTCCCTCATCCTCACTCCATTTTTTACTTTCACTCTTTGGGTTTTGATAAAGAATATCTGGGAATAAGGACTTTAGCAGGATATTATCTTCAAAGGTTTGTTTTATCTCACGCAAGAAGCCTTTAGCTAGTGGTCTTGTTACTGATAATATACCGATTGTTGTTTCTCTATCCCATTCCGGCAATGGGTCATCACCATGAGAAGCTAGAATATTTTGAATACTTTTGCCATAGGTCATTAGAGTTGATTTGAAATGCTCTCTTGACCAAATATCTAGTGTGTTGGAGAAGTTATTTTCTACTTCTTTGCATCGATCTAATATCCATTGTTTAGCTACGTAATGTTTACTGCATCCAAACCATAATAACCAAAATAGATCCGTTCTGCATAATAAACGATTAAGTCTTACCTTTTCCGCTTCATCTTCGAATAGCTCTAATCTTTCTGCGAAGTCGTAATACTCTTGAAGAGTTTTATAGTGTCTTAAGGGTGAAGGGGTTACGTTCATCAAATTATCAGAGTAGTTTATAAATCATATAGTGGTGCCGATTGAGAGAGTCGAACTCCCGACCTACTGTTTACAAGACAGTAGCTCTGCCACTGAGCTAAATCGGCTTTATTTTAGACTATAATCTTAGATTTCTTAATAGATACAGTCTCTACTTCTGCGCCTATTCTTAGTTTATCTTTGGGACAATTAACGCCTAATTGGTGGATCCAACTGAATAAACCTAATAATTCTCCAGAAGTGTCGTAAGACTTCTTCTTAAAGATTAGATCAAAACAATCTTTCTCTTTATTAAGAATTATTTTAAAGTGTTCGTTATCTTGTTCTTCTATTTTATATTTCATTCTTTTTTGGTTCTACTAGATCTCCGCTAGTGTTGATATAACTTTCTCTAATTGAGTCAAAGTATCTTTCTGCCGCTAGTCTTAGTTTAAAGTTAATATCGCAACTATCCATTGACTCCTTTAAAGCTTTTATTAGTTCAGGTAAAGATTTATTCTCTTCAACAACCTTTTTAGGCTTTTCTTTTGGTTTAATGGTTTCTACTGGATTTTCCGCAACAGTTTTTTTCTTCTTTTCTATAAATTCACTTATTAAATCTTTAGGGGTTTCTTTGCTTTTGGTAGATATATGACCATCTTCCTTTGAAATGTCTAAAGCTTCGCACTTTATTTTCTGTTTTTTATTTGTCATTTTGTTGTTTATTTAAGTTGTCTTCACCCTGTGGGCGAAGTTGCCTTGAGTTAGTGCTGGCGTGGGTTCAGTTTTTGGAATAATCATTAAAATCATTATTATAATAGTTACCAAAGGAATAAGCATCATAGCAACATAAGCACCGTTGCCTGTTCTAATGAAGCTGTTTATGAAGGATCCTAGCGCCATTCCATTCATAAGAATAAGTAAAATATCAATTATATCAATTGTCGCCATTATATTATTCCCTCAATACCAGATTTAACCACTGTCTTTGGGCTAACGTCAATAAGTTTTTGCGCATTCTCGTTAATTAGCTCGCTAGTTGTTTGATAAAAGTTTATCTGAGTTGGGGCTTTATCTTCTTTAGGATCGCCCATTGCTAGTGTTTCTCTTATCTCTCTTGAGGCTTTGAGTTGTACCTCTTCTGATTCTGCTGATATAGCTAAATGATAGACATTATCCAAAACTTTAGCTATTTTTGGCTTACCGCGCTTGTCATCTACTTGCGAGTAGTGATCTCTTGCGTATTGCGCTAGAGTTTTCTCTGCTTCCCATTTGGCAATGTTCTTTTGAAAATCTATTTTCTTAGTCATTAGAAACTATTCGTGCACATTTTGTAAGGGCAGTAACCGGCTGATATTTCTTCATATTGCCAGTCACATACTTGTCTATTAACTCCGTCAACGCATATACAGCGACAAGCCGCTTGGGCTGTTGAGATTGTTCCTAGTAGTATTAGTGCGGTTAATAAAAGTTTAATCATTCTTATTCCTTAATCATTGTTTATTATTCTTCGTCAGTATCGTTCCAAATGAAACTGAGTTTTTTTTGGTATTCTTTGTAATAATATCTTGCTAATTGTTCTTTGACTGCTGATATTGCGGTCATTGGAATCTTATATTTTCTTTTCCACAAGTAAAAAGTACCTTCCGGTGTGTTTGTTATTCTCATAAAGTCCGAATTCTTTAAATTCAGATTCTCTAATAGTTCTTCACATTTGTCAAAAGTTGTCCATTCCTTGTTGCAGACTTTTTCTCTAATTATCATTACCCAGACCCATAATGAGTGTTTTATTTATATAATCTTAACATTAAGCCCCATATCAAATAAAGGCCCTTCCAATTCGTTACAGACTTTCTTCGGGTTTGTTATTTGTACTGCAAATTTTAGTCTTAGTAGTCTTTTTAGAAGTATTTTCATATAGTTCTTTTTGTTGATAATTGGGTACTTATAGAGCAACACAACTGATTTTAGTTCCTAAAGATGCAGCTTTTAAAATTAAAAAAATGTTGTGTTGCCGTGTAAGTACTCATCGGATAACATAGAAAACTATCAAAATTTTATCTAAAACTATGTTATCCAAAAAGTACTTAGTGTTTATATCTCCTTTATTTGTTTAATGTCTTTAGTCATTCTCTACCTCTGGCATAAAAAATTGTTTGTTGTCTCTCATTATGATACTCAGCTCAGAAATATCTTCTACAAAGTAAGTTTTGCCATTATGTCTTTCTGGTGTTGTAATAGCAATTGAAGTATCGCTTAAGCCGTTTGGGTGACAAGCAAAACCGTGACAATGGCGAGATTGATATTGTTTAAAGCTGTTAGTGACGAAATCACCAGCCTTGATGTTGAATATCCCCTCTGATTCTTTGGCTACATAAACTCTAGGATAAGTTGTGAATAATCTGGTTAAATCAGTAATTACATTAATTCCATCTCTATCAACTCTCCAATCCTCGAAGTTATATCCGACTTCATCAACAAACTTAACGTTAAACTCCTTCATCATGTATAAAGCCTTTATCGGACAAGTGTAATAATATCTTTTAGTCATTCTTATAGCTCCTTAATTAACTTATTTTTTAACTTATGCGCTTTAAGTAGTGCCTTTATTTTATCCACTAGTCTTTGACTTGGTTGGAACTTCTCGGCCTCTTCTCTAGTGTCTTCTAGTCTTCTTATCCATCTATCACGATGCTTGCCCGTTAATCCTAACTCTTGTGCAAATTTA